AGATTTGCTAGAAGTTTTAACTATCTGATTGTCTAGCCACTGGTAGTTTATCTCTGTGTATATTTTCATGTTAATTTAATGGAACGTAATACTGGTAACGAGTAATTATTTTTACTTTAGTTGACTTAGTTAATTCTTTTGATATTTTCGTGAAGTACGGAAGATCAGTATAAGCTGTGATTCCTTCACAACCATTTTCTTGTGCGAATTTTTCCATTACTGGATAACCATCAAACCAGCGTTGAAGTATAGTGGAATTATCTACATCTTTAGTGCGAGTCAAAGAAAAAAGTAATAAGGTTTTTTTATCTGAAAACTCACAAATTTGTATATATGTTAATAATAAATACTCATTATCATTTTCGATCCACAAGTGCATAGATGTATTAAAAGGATTCATCAATCTACCATAAATACTTTTTAGTATGTTTTTGGTATTTCCAGAACAGAAAAATAAAGCTCCTTCTGTGGAATACATAGCTTCTTTTAATGGTTCCTTATAAGTTTCCCAATTCTCTTTAATCTTTTTAGGTGTTAGTAGTTTTAACATCCATCCTCTTTTTAGTTTTTACTTGGGTTTATTAATTCTCATGCTTCTACTAACAAGCCTAGCTTGTCTAGGTTTATTAACTCTAAATAAAGGATTTTGATTTGTTATTCCTTTACCTGCTAATGCTTCTTCAGGTTCTACTTCTACAGCACTAGGACGTGACGGACTCATCATACACATCTTCTATACTCTCCTTATAAGTAGCTTTAATAACATTAATTACATCTTGTTGACCTTGAAGAAATCTAAGTTCTTCAATACTTATTGAAGAATTTCTAGGTAATCCATTAGAAAAAGTTTCATCTAACCAAACTAATAAATCCTCAGAAATATTATAAGCTCCTATCATAATACAACCTTTCTGTTCCTAGAGTAGGTAATTTGTGTATAGTAAAACAAAAGTATACACGTTAGTAACTGAATTTATTAAATTATTTCGCAAGCTCCCCCCGAACAAGCAAGCTCCTGCGAAGCAACAGTATAATCATCACTTTCATACTTAGAAAGTTTAGTCCAATCAATAACAGGCATCTTTTTAAGGAGAGATTTATACTCTTTTTGGGAGCAGTCTTGGTAGGGTGCTTGTTTGTAGACATGATCAGAATGAGGAAGAAAGGATACTCCAGAGATTGCATCAAAGTTTCTGTATACAAATGCTCCTACTTCTAACCATTCATCTTCTTTTACTGAGATTGTTTGGGAAACTTTATGTTCAGTAAATGCTTCTGTATAAACTGAGTGTAAAACTAGTTGGTCTATAGCAGATAAATCATCTCTACATAAAGCATCTGTAGGAGACTCCATAGGAAATGAAAATACTACACCTGTTTCTGGTTTAACTATATCATCTTCATAAGGAACTCCTTGTTCTATCATCAATTGGGTGATAGGATCTTTCTTATCTCCTCTAACTGTTCGTATATAATACAGACTATGCCTAGTATGTATTCCTGAAGAAGAATTTACTAGTTGTGAAACTGTTCCTGAAGGTTTAATAGCTGTAATAGCAGCAGAAGAATTAATACCTATCTGATCTGACATCCATTTATTTTGTCCTATTGCTTTTTCTTTAATAAGTTCTAAATTTTCAGAAAGAATATCAATCTCTGTAGGAGATACTAAATCATGTCCATTCGTTAGATCATTATCCATGATACCAGTTAGTGAAACACCTAACAATCTTTCTTCTTCACAGTTTATTTTCCACTTATTTGATACATACCTGAAGTTTGTTAGCGTTGATTGCCAAGTTCCTAGAACAGTTGCTAACTTAACTTTTCTTTGTATTTCTTCCCACCCATCACCTGAACGTATTACTGCTTCCGTAAGGTTACAGAACTCTCTAGGTCTAAGTATTATTTCAGAGCAAGGATTAGTTCCAAAGTCGTGTTTAGTTTCTCTACGTTTTCCTAGTTTTTCTGTATGTTTACGAGCATTAAAAGAGGAGAAGATACCACGCTCACCTGACTTTGACATATAAAGACTTCTCCATTCCTTTAAGAATGTTCCTAAGTCTGGTTTTGCGTGGTAATTTGCTGAATTATTTGCAAGGTAGCGTTGTGAATTTTCATAACTAAATTCTCCACTCTTACAGTTACGGAGTTCATCATCTCCAAGATCTGAAAGAGATAACAATGCACTCCTTCTCACTCCTCCAACTACAATACACTCTGCAATTTTACAGACTATATCATGGCATTCTAGAGGACGTAATTTTCGACCTCTAGATCCTTGAAATTTTTCTACAGTAAATTGAAACAAAGCTTCTAAAGGTTCAGGTCCGCTTGCTCTTCCTCCAAATGTTTTAAGTACTGCTCCTGCAGGTCTAACTGCAGACATATCCCAAGTGGGAATCAAGCCAGTACAGAGAAGAGAAAGAAGCTCCTTAAAAGCTTTAGCCCAACCTAACTTAGAGTCTCGTACTTTTATGACTGTATCAGTAGGATACAACTCTTCTGGAATAAAAGGAAGTGTGTGTATATGTTTTGTCTCCACAGAAAAACCTACTCCTGTACCATTCATCAAGACATATAGAATTTCATCAAAAGATCTCATGGAATCTATAGGAGTATATGCACAGTTGTATCCAGCAATATTTTCTTTTTTCAGGGCTGGTCCTGCGGTCATTAAGCACCTCATTGACGGCATAATTTGCAGGGAAAGTACAGCTTCTTCCAGTTCCATCCTAAGCTTCTTAGGAATTTCATAGGAAAAATTCTCCTCTAAATGTTCTTCAAAGAACTTGAAGTATCGACTAACAGTTTCCTTCCATGTTTCTCTTCTCTTTTTGTTAGGTAGCCATCTTGAATACCTGCTTAGGTGTATGTATTCTTGATACTGGCTTGGTAATTTATTCATCTCTATCCCCCTGTAGTGCATTAAACTCTGCAGCTAACTGCTTAGGAATATCCTTAACTTCATACTCATCTTCCTGTTCAAATTGTTTAGTTCGTACCATCTCTTCAAATACATTAAATAATTTCTTACATCTAATGTCGTGTAATTCACTTAAACCGATCAGAACATTCGCAATATCATCTTCTGACATTGGGTCTGGATCATCCATCATACGACTAGTTATTGATTGTAAATCGTCTTTCGTAGTCCAGACGCTCATAATTTCTGCTTCTAAATTAAATCTATCCATCATTTTTTATCCTCTCTCTTTCTATAAGTTTTTCAATGTAAGTTCTGGCTTTTAGTAAATCGTTTATACCTCCTTTATGAGGATAACGTGAAACATATTTAATTACATTTCCTTCCAAGAAATCTAATTCATTGGCAATAATATATTCCAAAGGTTGGATTCCAAATCCTACTTTATCATAGTGTTTGGGATTAGTTACTTCTTCCTTTTCTAAAGGTCTTCGTAACATATCTAATTCTTCTCTTGATGTGTTATCATCTACAAGTGGTAAGATCAGATTGACATCTTTGTCTAATTCCTTTATTACCTCTACATAACTCTGAGTTTGTGTATCCCATTGTTGACAGGGTTTACTAGGAATTTTGGAGTTCTTCCTGAGAATCTCTTGTATATTAGTTTGATCATCTCTTCCAAACCCTTCATCTTCAAGTACAACTGGTGCAGACATTGGCATCCTAGTTGCCTCTGAACTATCTAATGGATGTTTTAAACTATCACTAACGTAGTTCCTCCATTGAGTTTTCTGTTTCTGAGATTTTTCTTTTTCGTTCAGTCGATCAATCTCATCCATATCATAATTACTCATGAGGACTCCATAATTTAACTTCTTCAGTCTGTCTATTATACTCACACTTCCTGAGTATTCTAGCCATACGAGCATTTAAGATAGCATCTTTTTCTGTTAGTCCTGCTTTCTCAAATCTTTTCACTACAGTTTCCCAAAGGTCTTCATCATTTTTTTCTGCAGATACTAATAACTTTTCTGCTGTTACTTTACCTACACTAGGACAACCTTTATAATTATCAACTGCATCTCCTGTTAAAGTTTGACTAAAGAAATTAAAATCTGCTTGGGCAATAGATAAAGAATATATCTCTTTAGTTTTGAGATCCCAATGTAATCCTGGAACAGTCAAGAGATCTTTATCTTCACTCACAATAACATAATCATTATTACTTTCAGTAGTAGCAATGATTCCTATTACATCATCAGCTTCCAAGTTTGCTATTTGTTTGAAAGAATAAGTATCCTTACAGTATTGTAATGCTCCTGTAAAACATAAAGGTTTTCTTCCTCCTCTTCGGTTAGCTTTATATTCAGGATTAATTTCTTTTCGATAATTTTTCTTATCAGAGAAACAAAGAATGCTTCGATCTGCATCCATCTCTTCAACTATTAGATCAATTTGATCATCAAGTATAATCTTAACTTTATTGAGATCAGACCATAATATCCATTGATCATCTCCCCAATTAACTTCTTCTTCTGCAACTCGACATGCTTTATAAAGTAAGATGTCTGCATCTATTACTGCTACTCTTTCTTTTTTCATATATCCTCTTATAGTTGTGGTGGATTGTTAAAAACTTCAGGATCAGTTAGATCATAAGAAAAGTCCTCATAATCTTTTATAAAAAATGACTGCCTTTCTATTATTTTATGTGGAACAATATAAATCTTTGGAAATTTTACTATAAATAAAAGTTCAAAATCTTCTTTGGAATAACTATTAAAATTTCTCATATTAAGATTAGTACCTTTTACTATCTTCTCTGATAGTTCACGTTTTAAAATTATACGATCACCATCTTCTGTTGTTTTGACTTGAATAGTAATCCATTTATCATTTCCTTTTACTACAAAGTCACACTTATTATTTGGATTACATGGTTCAAAAACCTCATACCTCCATCTATGTAGTAGATAACGTACAAGAGCTTCTCCTGCTAATCCTATAGTTTGATTAGTCTTTCCCATTAATTCTAAGTTAGTGGGTTTCTGCCCAAGTTTCTCCGATTGAGTACTCTCCAGAGAGGGGTATTCGGAGTCCAAATCCAATCCCTGTAGTGGTAATTGCCTCGACACATAGTCTACCGATTTCTTTGGCATGTTCCTCCTTTACTGTTAGTTGTACTTCATCGTGAACAAACGCCACTTGATCATAGTCTTCACCACGTTTGAACCCTTTTTGATTGAGTAGTGAATGCATTTCCACTATCCATTGTTTACAAATAATAGCTCCTGCGGATTGTAGGAGTGTATTCAAAGCTGCGTGTTTAGATCTAACTGGTACTTGTCTTCCGTCCAGTCCTTTGAGAGATCCTTGTATCTCAGCTTTCTTTTGAACCCTAGTCCTGAGTTGTTTTAGTGCTGGAAGTTCTCCAAGAAATTTCTTCTTTAATAATTTTCCTTCTCTTTGTCCCTTCCCCACAATTTCCCCAATTTTTTGATCTCCTGCACCATACAGAAAACCATAAATGAAGGTCTTCGCTTGATCCCTTGTAGCC